TTGTGATTTATTGAATATTACTTCTGCATAATAATTGTTATCGCCTTGTGGAGTTTTAGCATCGCCAGCTTTAGATAAACTAGAAAAATTTTCTAATACTCTACCTGGTTCGCCTGTGATAACACCATCTTCGTCAACTACAACTACATGGATCTCGTCACCTGAACCGCTTCTTAAAGAAGTCCAAGCTGAAGTTCCAGGAGCTCTTTCAACTGAATCGTAATATCTCCATCTTCTTTTGATTTTACTATCGTCTGCGATTACTCTTTTTAATCCGCCCGAACCTCTAGGGTGTTGAACGAATGTTAAAGTTTCGTTTGATGCAGCAATAGCTGTTATTTTATATAAATCTCCATCGTCAAAATCATCTGTACTTGCTGTTGTAGAAAACTGAATAATATCTCCAACATTAAATACGCTACTTTCATCAACTGCCATAGTAGTTTGACCTACTGCGTTAGTTGTTGAAGTTGAAGCGACTAGTGATGTTGATATTGATTCATATGCAGTTGCACTTGGACAAGTTGATACTAATAAACTATTTCCATGTGCTCCAGCAGTTCTCGCAGCGAAAGTACCTACTGAGCCTTGACCTGTTGAGTAATTGTTAGTGTAATCGTCATCATTTTTAATCAATATGCTAGAGCCTGAAGCTGTAGCATTTGTTACTGATGTATTTTGGGCTCGTACTACCCTCAAAGCATTACTATATTGTAAGAAATTAGAAGCTGTGAAAAAATACTCAAACGTTGCTGAGTCAGGTTTTCCAAACGTATCTACTAATTCTTGCTCACTAGAGATTGAAATAATCTCATCAATTGGACCCTTTTGAAATTGTCCTGCAACTGCACCAATCGAAGTTGATACTGCTGGGATAATATTCGTTAAGTCTCTTTCTTGTACGAGAACACCTGGTGATACTTGAAATGCCATGTTATTCTCCTGTTTAATTAGTTAAATTTTCAAAATTCGTAAGTTTTCTTACGTCCATAGTCAAACTTTTTATCATTGTAGATATTTATAATAACGAAAAACTAAAGATTATTGACCTTTTCTTACAACAGGATACCAACGAGTACCATACTCATCTACTATATCCTCTTCAGGATCGTCAACTCCATTATCTATAAATCCAAAAGGGGCCATATCTTGTTCTATCAAATTTTGTTGTTCTTCATACATCTGATTTCTGATGTTTGAATCTGATAATTCTTTAAAGTAAGGTTGATTAGATAACCACCCAAATATAACTAAACACATAATTAGGTCATCATTACAACCCTCTTCTGCTTGCCATGAGTTACCTCTACGTGAAAAAGTGGACATTTCTTCAATGATATTAAAGTCATTGATTAATAGTTTATCACCCTCCATAAGCGTCTTAAAATTCGCACAACCAACCTTCTTTATTTGTTTTGTCATACGAACTCCTAATGAAGTTCCTCTACCTGAGAACATCGCTCCAAGTATTTGACCCGCCCTACCCTTTTGAGTAGTCATCAATATATTTGGATATTCTAACTCGTAATGCATTGCTTCTGATATAGATTGACCTAAGTCATTGACCTCAATAAGTACGTGAGCATCATTGTATGCCTTACAAGTTTGGGATACTATATTTGGAAATACAAATGGTTTAACTTCATTATTTTTATAAGTCGCAACAACTTCATATAATATTTTACCATCATCAGCTTTTGTTACGTCCATTATAATAAAGGCAGAATAATCTCGACCTGTTCCTCTAGCTACATCAACACAGGCAACATACAATCTATCTTTGTCAGGTTTCTTAAACATTCTTAAGCCACCTTTAGATTGTAATGCATCTATGTAAACTATGTTCTTAATTTTTGCTGGTGAGATAAGAGTATCGACTGAACCTAAGAAAGCACATTCAAATTCTTGTTGAAATTGTTCCTCACTTGTGTTACGTATTGTCTTTTCTTTCCACGCCTGATCTCTTCCTGGTACTTCTGACCAATGTACTTCAATAGGAATATAGTCATTGTTCTTATTAACAGCATCTGTCCATATCTTATAAAACTGATTCATACCATGAGGTGTAGATACTATAATTAATTTTGTTTTTGTACCTGAAGATATAGTAGGATAAACTGAACTAAAGAATTGCTCTGATATATTCGCTGGTACGAAAGCAAACTCATCAAGGAAGATTATATTATAAGAACCCCCCCGAATAGCACTTGAAGATGTGGCAGCGGCAACTATGGTTGATTTGTTTTCTAATTCAATATTACCTTTGTTCCAATTGATTACACCTTGTTGTAACCACTTAGGTAAGTTTTCATAAGCAAGTTGTAATCTTCCTAATATATCTCTTGCTGTAGATGATTTGTTAGCTAGTATCGCAATGTTTGAATTTGGATTAAACAAAGCATAATGTAGAAGATAAGAAATCGTTGTTGTTGATTTACCAGACTGTCTAGGTAGTTTACAAATTGTAAATCTATTATTGTGAATTGTTTTTACGATCTCTTTTTGAAAGCCATACATCTTAAAAGGTACAAGACCTTCATCAAGTGATACAATACGAACATAGTTTTCCATAAAGTATAATGGATCACCAGCACACTTTTGATATTCTAAAATTTCTTCTTTAGAAAACTCTACTGGTGTATTAACCTTTTTTAAATTTGGGTTTCCTATCGTCAAAGATAGGCGTTACTATTATCGCCCATCTTTAAAACCTCCTTTGTTGTTCCAACCAGGAAAGTTATTACTTTTGAATCTGTAATATAACGCTGGCATTGTTAGTTTAAATTTTTTCATTAAGTGTTCTAATCCCTTATATTTTTTTCCTTCGACTATATATGTCTTAAACTGCCAAGGTCTATGAGGCATATTACCCCAATATTTTTTATTGGCCTTTGAAATTTTTTTTAATGTTTCTTTTTTATGTTTCGCACCAGTCCAAGCTTTCAATGCTAACTGTCTATTCTTATCACAAGCTTTTAATTGACCAGGTGTTTTATTTTTGTTTGCTAACCGTTGGGCCATTTTAGTTGCCATCGCACATGTTATTTGTTTTGATAGACTTAACCAGGCAACTTTATCTTCCCATCTTCCATATTTCTCATATAATCTTTTATGTGTTAAAGCGTGTTGTCTTATAGTCAGCCTTATTAGATTAATCTTGTCGTCTGTTCCACCCATATGTTTCGGAATAATATGGTGTATATGATATACTCTTTTCATATATCTATTTATAACTTTGGGATCCCTAAGGCTTAATCTTTAACAATTGCCTCTATGTGAGTATAACCAAGTTGTACTGCTCTTGTAACTCGTTGTCCACCCTTATAAACACTATACAACTTTTCTTTATATAACTTTCCACCTACTCCATATCTTGGTGTATCACTAATCTTATGTTTAAAAACTTCTATCGGTTGTTCCATAATATCAGTTATCTTATCTACACCTTGATCTAATTTAACATTATATTTTTCATAATGCTGATTGTAAGTTAGTTCACTAATCTTTAGTGTTTGTTTCTTTGGGTGTAATATCTTTGCCTTCAAAGTTTTCATTTTCTTTTTTACGCTCACTGTTTGTTTCTACAGTTTTTTTATTCAACATCTTTTGTAACTCAGCTGTTGATCCTATAAACAATGCGTTTTTAATATTCGCATTTGCTGTTTTAGGTAACTCTTTTAAGTCTTTTAGTTTTTTTTGTAAGTCTTGTAGTTTATCTACTGTCTGACCTACTTGTCCTATCAATTGACCAGCAACTTCGTACGCTCTGGGAGCTTGACCTTCTCTCGCAATGTCTAGTATTCCTTCTATTGCTTCTTGTCCTCTTTCAATTAGATTGTAATAGTTTTCTCTACTATATTTGTAATCATTATCCACATCTGGCTTTTTAGCGTCTTCCATACGAGGAACTGGTGGTTTAATTTCTTTTGCTTTGACTATTTCTTTTGTAGGCTCAGGAGTGTCAATTCCTAATATCTCATTTACCTTATCTTCTAATTTGCTCATATATCTATTTATGAGTTTATTTTTCTACCTTTGAACCAACTTGGTAAACCAACATGAGGTCTTTGGTCAAAGATATTATCATCTGCTCCTGGAGAAAATTGATTATTATAATGTAAAAACACTTGTGCGCAATCTTTTCCTATAAAAGGTTCTCTCCAATGTTCTAACATCATACCTTTGTAAACTAACATATCACCTGGTTGTAATATAACTTTCTGTCCTTTGTTATCTGATGTTGCTGGAAAACCATCTTCAGGTAACCCAACATTCTTTTTTGCTTCTAAATAGATTGGCCATTCATCTCCACCTAGATTCATAGTAGTTGATATTTCACAACTAAATCTATCTTTATGTCTTTTTAGTTCATCACCCATTTTGTATATACGAGCATATGAATAGGTAGGATTTAATTTTATTCCTGTAAGTTTTTCCATCTTAGGTTGACAGGCCAACAAAAGAGTTTCCATAGCTATGTCACTATAATGTGAATATGTGTTAGGTATCTGTTCATCTTTCCATGTTCCATATTCTTCACTATACGGTGAAATATATCTAAAGTCAAAAAGTGTTTGAGCAACTTGTCGTTTCATCAAAAAATAATTGTAAACAAACTCAGCAACCTTAGGATCAACTGCGTTTTTAATTACTAAAAAATGTTTCTTTTTAAATAAAGCTTTGCTCATTATCTCATTCCTTTAGCCGCATCCACAATAATATTTCTCACTGCTTGTAAATTGAAATGAATAAATCTGAAATCATCTACTCCATCATCAACAGAAAATTGATGTGGTACATAAGCAGGAAAAAACATTAACATACCTGGTTTAGGTTTATAGTGTATTTGATCTGACATCATTGATACTTTACTTCCATCTTTTTGTGGAAGTTTAGTCATCATTGCTCCAGCTCTTGGATCGCCCAT